CGGTAGTTACATAATAGTTGCCGTTGTAAATGCAGTAGGAGTTAGCTGCAAATGCAGTTGCAGTAACCCATGTTCTAGGGACTACTGAGCGGTCGGCGATATACTCAAAAATAAGAATATCACCAGAACTGCCAGGAGTAGGACTAATGAATACTTCATTATTACTTAACCCCCTAATTTGAAATCGTTGATAGATTGTTGGCATAAGTCCATAGCCTTGAATCTGAGCATAATCCTGCTCTGATATAGGGCCAAGAACGCGCCATCTAGTGCTTTGATTCCAGAAGGTTTCGTATTGATAATTAGAAAAAGCCGCTGGTAAGGCGTAACTTGATTGCCCACTTACCAGCGTTATTGAGCCAGCGGCGTAGCACTTGGGCCAGGGATACGCCTCAAAAATATCACGATTGATACGTTGAGCTATCGCTAAAAGCTGCTTAGTCGTAGTTTCTGTAGAGGTAAAGATATTAGACTCTACGGTGTAGCCAGCTTCATTAGCGACATTCTGTATAACCGTAGCTATGCTCATACTCTTTTTGGTCTACCTCTTAGTCTAGGTGTGCTAACAGGCTCATCATCTAACGGGTCAGAAACACGCTCATCACGCAAATCTGTGCCCTCATTAGCTTCAATACGCTGCATTAAAATCTCTAACTTCTCTTCTAACTTGGCGTACTTTGTCTGATACTGCTCTAGTTGAACTTTAAGCTTAGCTACATCGTTCTGGTCAGAATTAGCAGCGGCCAACCATTCCTTAGCCATCTTTACAAACTTGGATAGTGTTCCTAGTTTGCGCTTAGCCTCTTCGGTTGCATTAGCTACCTGCTCTACAGTCTTAAAGCCAAGGTATTGAAACTCGCGCATAGCGGAGCCAGTCATCATTGGCCATTCTGCAAGGGGAGTTCCTTCACTTACAGGCTCAGAACCAGCCTTAAAAGCCTGGTACTTTTCTGGATACTCTTGAATATCCTGCGGCTCAATGCGCCTTACTGTGGTATCTCCACCTGGGACTTGAATGCTAATTGAAGGTATTTCATCAAAAATTGGACGGCCTTCTTTTAGCGACTTTTCCTCGTTCTCATTGTAAGCATAAAAGAATTGCACGTTCATTCCAGCATAGCGTTTTTTCTGCTGCTGCTGGCCTGACATTATGCTTTGCCAATCTATTTGTGCCATTGTCTAATCTCCATAAATAGGCATTAGTGCCTACTTATTTATAGCACTATCCTTCAATAACCGTCACTGTGTTAATAGGGCTACCACTTGTCTGATAAGCTGTTATAGCTCCAGCCGGAACAAAACCAGCCTCAAAACGTATTGTATTAAGTCCTGCTGTGCTTTTAAGTACAAAGCATTTATTAGTAGAGGTTGGGGCTATTCCTGTTAAAGTTTGTCCTTCTAATCCAATAGCTATATCAGCAGCGGAGTTGTTTTGAATAAGTAAAAATTTGCGAGCACCATTAGCGGCTAAGACTGTAACGCTAGTAGCTGTAGCAATAGTAGGAGTTGCGGTTGTTGTATTGCCTGCAAAGCATGTCATAAATCACCTAATAAAGCGGGGGGATTGCTCCCCCCTATAAAGCTATAAAGCTTTAGTAAACTTGAGGTAGTAAAAAGATGTTCCGTTTGATACCACTACAAAGCAGTTAGTATCAGCATCAGCATCTTTAACAATACCTACAAAACCAGTTCCTACAGTTGCAGGATCGCCAAACGAAGTTGTCAGCTCTGCTGCTGTTGGAGTTGTATTGTTTACGTCGTTGATAGCCATTTTTGTACGAACACCAGCGGCAGTAGCATTTACTACGGCAGGTTGCACCCCGTCGCATATCTGCACTGCATGCTCAGGTGGCATACCAAGGCCAATAAGATTAGTAACTGTTGGCATAAATCCTCACAAAAAGGGGGGTATTGCTACCCCCCAGTTAGGTTAGTTGACCCGCAGATGATCTACGGAACCAAGCTCTACTGCTGCCGCAGGAGTTGTTGAAGCAAGTCCAACACCACCCTTGATTAGCGTAGTCGAGGCATCATCAGCCACGCCAGCCGTAGCAGTCGTGTTAAGGTTAGCCTTAGCAACGAAGCCAGCAGCTACCTTGCCTTTGATTCCCTTACCTACACCACCGCCCATCGGGCCGCCGATCCAGACCCAAAGGTACTCATTATCAGCAGCAGCTACCTGAGCTACGCCAACCATAAGTGCATTAGATCCAGCGTTTGTAGTTGTCAGCATAGCAGCCTGACCATCAGCTTCGATTTTAACGAAACCATACTGGTCAACAGCTCCATCAGCCTGAACAAACACGAAGTCGCCTTCTACAAGCGAACCTACTGTTCCTACTGCCACTGGCAGCGGAAGGTCAGTGCCTGTAAAAACCTTCTTATAATTAACACCAAACGATCCTACTTGTGACATATTCCTTCCCTCCTATTAAGCGTAAATTACACCCTGGAGAGCCGGAGCTGAACAGCAGAGGTTTCCTTCAACGATAATTACGGTGAAGAAAGCATCCTGGTCAATCGGACGATCCATACTTGGTGTTAGCGGCTTAAAGTCAGCGCCTCGAACCATGTCAAAAGTCCAATACTTAGTATTGAGCAAACGACATGAATTTGTTTCAAGAACTGACGATCCAAATCCGCCATCGAATACGAAGTCGCATCCGTCATAGCTAAGAACGCGAAATCCAGCTACAGCCTTCTTTGTAGGAAGCTGAATGCGCTGAATAGCGGTTAGTGAGCTATGGAGATACTTCCACGCTGTACGATCCATAAGACCCAAATCTGGTGCCTCAGAACCACGAGTTAAGCGGCTGATAACATCAGTAATAGTCTCCTGAACATTTGCAGCAGAAAGCGTTACGTTTGTAGCGTAGTTTCTAGCCCATGAGTTAGAAGTACGATCAATTCCGCCATAAGTACCAGAAGACGGCGAAGTTGAAACGGCTTTCTTAATTCCGTCAAACTCTAGTCCACCAGCACCAGTTCCATCGCCACGAAGGGAGGTGGATACTGTGTTCTTCAATCGCTCGATAGCTGCTTCCATCTTAGCCTCAGCCAAGTCAAGCAGAGCTGCCTCATCACGATTTGCACGACGCTCACGTCCGTTCATAGCAACAGGCTCATAGCACTGCTTGATCTGAAAACGGAACGCTGTAAGGTCATCAATCGAGGACAAGTCAAAAGGCTGGTATCCCTGATAAAATCCACCTACTGCTGCATCGTTATACATTACTGGCTTACGCAGCTCATAGCCGCCGCCAATCTTCTTGATTCTACCCTTCTCATCCAATACAGAAGTTACTGGGTTGTGATGGAGCACAACATCAGCAATTTCTTCTGATTGATCAAAGAGGGTAGATACTATTGCCTCTTCTAAATTAGCCATTTTAGTTATCCCTTAAAGTTTGCGGGATAACCTTATGGCTATTCTCCTACGAATCGCCGACGTAGGTTATCCCCTAGTGATTTTGATTGCACTCTGGGAGTCCCACTACCGGTGGAGCCAGATATTGATTTGGCAGCTTGCTTGGCCTTTTGAACGACCTGCTGCTGCTGTTGTATCGCCGGCTTTGCGGCCATTTTTTGAACGAGGCCGGAAAAAGTCGGATTGCCGTTTACTACGTAGTTGTATGCAGTCTCTAATACTTGCTCAGGGGAGGAATACCGCCCTGTAGCGTTAAGAGCCTGAACAACTGGAGCCATCTCAGCCTCTAATTGCGACGCTGTTTCTGGATCTCTGAATAACGGCTTGTTACTCATAAATGAGTTTACAACCTGTTGATTGTAGTACTCAAGGGCCTTTTTTTCCTGCTCTGACTGGATTGACTTGAATCGCTCATCAGCTATGCGCTCTGCCTCTTCTTTGGTTAGGTATTGAGCAGGGGCTTGTTCTTGAGGTTGGTGCTGAGTTAGCTCCTCTAGCCTTACTCCATAAGAGTCCAGCCAATCCAAGGCGGTTTCTACTGGATTGCTTTGCATAGCCTTATCCCAAGCTACTGCCCGCCTGGTGACATCAGCTATAGAAATACCGTCTCTAGCGTACTCGTCTTCGTATTGCTTTATAGTTTCGTAAAGGCCAGAGGTTTGGCGTTTTAATTGTTCTACCTCCTGCATTTTTCGGCTATAGTCAGAACGTGTCTCATAAGCCCTACGGTTTAGATAGGATTGCAAAACATGAGCATTAGCCGGAGTAGGATTCAAGAACGCCTCTTTTTCAGCGGCATTCATATCCGCAGGTGGAACCATTGGTGGGGTAACAGGAGCGCTGACCTCCTCAACCGCTACGGCCTCGCTATCGGACGGCTGCTCTGCTTGAGTAGCATTATCGCTACTTTCGCTCTCATCATTAACGTTTTTCAACTGTTGTTTTAGCGTTTGTCTGATAGACAAATTAGCTGGCTCTCGCTCTACGGTAACCTCAGTATCGGACGGATTTAAGATTTCGTTATCTTCCATTTCTATACCTATCAATTATTTGGTTAGTTAAATACTTGGCCATTCTACGAGTGGATGCGCCAGACTCCTGATCTGGGATGTACCCTTTATCGTAGGCATCGCCAATTTCAATAGCTCCAGCAGCTTTATAGGCCGCTCTGAGCTTTGATTTACTGGTATAGATTTCCTTTGGATTAAGTGGATTACGCACCGGCTCCATCTCGTCTTGTATAAACAGGTCACGAGCATTTGAAGTGCGCTGCACTTTTTCTATTGGAACTACTTTTTTTTGAATCGGACAATATTGAAACAATTTATATTTATTGCTCATAAATCTATTTTAGCTAGCCACATTAGCGCCTTTAGTCGCTTTATACGGTTATTTCGCTTGCGGGTAAACTCCTCCGCTTTGCGTTCAGCTTCTTGTAGTTGCAAAAATGCTTGCATTTCCATCTGCCTTGCTGCCTCTACAGCTATAGCATGACGGCTCATTATTTCCTCTTTTAATTTTTGTATGGCCTCTACAGAGCGCCTTTGCTCTTCTAATTTGCTACTAATTTGCGATTC